AGGTTTACCTTTTTTAAGCTCTTTAACGTCTCTAGCTATTTTATCGATTATTTCTCTTTGTATTTTCATGGTTTATTATTTAATCTTGCGCGAGATCTCTTCTTAAATATTATCTTCTTCTTCTTTTGAATGGGAAAACAACGTTTCCACAACCGACTCTGATAATGTTAATCTTTCTTGAAGGACTTTATTTTCATTATCAAGAATCCTATTTAGTTTTTTTAAATATTCTACCTCTTTAGTCATTATTGTAAAATTATTTGATTGTAAAAATCCTTATCTATATCCTTAATAGGGTTTATGAATTTAACACGACAATGTCTATTTATCTCCACCCTCTTTGTTTTACTATTAGTGATACAAACATTACCCGCTTGATAAGAAGCGTTAGCAGAAAGAAGCTTATCAATAGTAGCTTTTGTTTTTAGGTTAGTGGAATATGACATATTTTATTATAGCAATCTTAATCTCCATCTTCCATCAGATAGATCGTCTACAGAGTATACCGTGGCCGTATACGTATAATCCATTCCGTCTAAATTAACATTTACCTTAATTGAATCTCCTATAGAAATTTCTTGAGTAGAAGAATCTACTATCTCTACAGAGGTCCCAAGACCATTTACTGCAAAGGTTTCCCCTAAATTACCAAACCCTATAGAGGGATTAACGAGAGTTAAAGCTGTTCCGTTAACGGACAGTAGTATATTGGATGATTTTATCATGATACAGTTACGCTAAAGTCTGAAATTCGATAATTACCTGTTGCGGTTCCAGCTAAAGAAGAATACATCTTCCATGCATTTGAGTTGTTTCCAACAACGACGCCAGACCCCGTTATAGTTACCGTTTGTTCGGAAGCGGAAGGAGAAAGAATAACGAACCCAGTAGACCATGTGCTACCTATGGGAGCTAAGGTTTGCCAGACCAATACCCCGCTAGTCGTTATCTTCAGCGTTATAGAATAGCTTATAGTTTGACCGCTAGTCATGTTCCTTATAAGTATGGAGTTTTGAGTTCCATAAGTCCCTTCGATAGAATCTCCTAAAGAGATAGAAGGCCCCTGTAGAGTCGAGGTAGGTGAAGAAGCCGCTGCCGTAGGGATAGCTAAATATAGAACCGTATTAACAAAAGCTGTATCTGCACTATGGTTCTCAAAACTAAATGTCCCTAACGCATTAGGGGTGGCAAAAGAAACCGCTCCTGCTCCATTCGTTTCTAAAAGTTGTCCGTCAGCTCCATCGGCAGCTGGTAAAGTATAAGGCGTCCACTTCGTATCGTGATCTGTCCCAGAGTTCTTCACCAAGGCTTGGTTTGTTGAGCCTCCCGCAGCATATGTTGAGCCATCGGCTCCAGCAGCTCCCGCTGCACCTGTTCCGCCTGCAGGACCTGTAGACCCCGTATCACCCTTCGGTCCCTGGGAGGTTACCGAAATGGATGTAGATGGATTAATTGTTAATTCTATACTCATTTTTTCGAGAAAACTTCTGTTATATCTGCATTAACGGAAAAGCGTCCCCTTAAAACAGTCTTGTGAGTATCTAAACCAGTACTACTAGGTAAGATATATTGTATATCATAAGCATACACGCCAGAAGGTACTTCACTCATAGTTTCAGCAGAAGCCTCTATAGTGACATTACCTAAATCATCTAATATAGGGGATTCGAAAGTTGAATTATCCCCAACCATATCTTTAGAGGTGTCTATAGGCTTTATAATAGAGTTAGGAGTACTTAGGATTAAAGATGAAACGGATCTACCTCTACTTACTGTAGAGTTTGATTTTACTTGCATTAGAAATATATACTCATCGGTCAGGAGGGTAAGGCCTACCCCCACAGAATCCTTCAAAGTAAAAGTAATCGAGAAGGTATCGCCCTTTTTACATGTTATATTTAATACTTCTGAAGTATCTAAATTTACTGAACTAGCCATTTTATTCGTTTAATAATGCGTTTATTAACTTATTTGAGCTTTCAGGTAACTCACCCCTTTTGCCTTGTCTTTGAGAAATAAGTTTACTTTGATCGGAAGTTTGTTGATCTAATCTTTCGTCCTTACGCTCCTCTTTTAAAACCTCTAATTTTTCTTTAAATTCCTTATCATCTTCTTTAAACCCAAGAGTAGCTTGAGCTTTTATCATCTCGATTTCTTTATCAAATTCGTGCTGCATTTGCGCTAGCTTCATATCAATCTCAGCTTGCATTTGCATCTTTTGAGAATCCATCTGACCTTTAGCCTGCATCTCTGCCATCTTAGCCTGTTGAGACTGTTGAGCTACCTGAGCTTGCATCTTAGCCTGTTGCTCTGAATTTTGCATGGCCATTTGCTGCATCATCGCCATTCTCTTTTTACGCCTAACCACAAGAAGCCTTTCCGCTTGATTAATATCCTTAAGTCCTCTAACAGCTATTGCATCTTCTAAGTCTAGTTCTTGCTGCTGTAAAGCCATTTGGATATTTTGTTCTAAATAAGCCTTATCTTTCTCCTCCATGTCTTTAACAACTACCACCCCGAAGTTATACATCGGGAGATCTCTAAAAGAAGAAAGAGCCTCCATATTGGTATCACCTATAGCGTTCTCATATATCTTATAGAGAACAGACTCTGTAGGGATGATTTGAATACACTTAACTACATCCTCACAAACTTTTTTAAATAAGATCATAGAGGCATTAGTTATATCATATATAGCATTATTACCTCCAGCTATAGCTTGTTCTTGTACACCAACTAAAGCTTCTCCTTTAGGGGAGGAAGCATCCATTGCTTCATTAATACCAGTAGTATCCCTTATTAAGCTTAAATAGTGATTATATAGCCCTATGAGTTCGTTGATATTTCTTATACTATTCCCTATTTCACGAACTGGGGGATTTTGAAAACCGCCCTCTGGGTTTTTACTTCTGTAATAAAAAACACCAGTTTGTTCATATATATCGTGTAGATCTAAGGGTTGAAGCTCCCCCGCTTTACCTAATTGTACGTTCTCTAATCCTTCAATATCTATAATCAAGCCATCTGGTTTAGCTTTCGCAATAGATTGTTGGATTTTTAAATGAGTTAATTGAAGCATATCAGCAAAACCTATGCAACTATCTACCATAGATTTAGAAATCATATTACGCATATTAGTAGCTGTAACTGAGTAAGAAAGCTTTGCTTTGCTTATATCGTGTATATTCTTTGGTATATTCTTAGTCTTTCCGTAACCAAATAAATACTCACAGCCCAATACGTAACTCCCGCCATAAACTGTTGCAACTTCTAATTTATGAGGTTTACGCTCAAAGACGCTATTCTTAGAGGGCTTATGGTCAAAACCTTTAAAATAAAACCCAGTATTACCGTGTCTATTTTCTTTTTCTTCGAAATGGATACAATCCACAGATATAAATTCAAAGTCTAAAACCTCGATCATATAATCATCATACCCGAAAGAAGATCTACCTAAATTACTACTATAGTCCTTTTTGTTATATTTACTAGAATCATTACCATTCCTACCTTTAGATTTCTCCGCAATCTTCTTGAAATCCTCTTCTGTAAGTTCATCCCCAGCTAGACGTTTTAATTCCTGTATAGAAATCTTTTTAATATGACCTGCATATATAAGATCATCGAAGTTAGGATCCTCTGTATAACTATGTATAAACATACACGGATCTACATAAGAGGTTTTTATGCCTTCATTGGGATCATTAGATCTTTTAACTACCGCCATACCTAATGTGGCTAGATCGTTTACACACCTACGGAAGGTGTTATCTACGAAATTATTCCAAGTAAGGGTGAGTTCTGTACCAATTTGAGCCGATATCTCTCCATCACTCTTAATATTCGTGTCAAACATAATCTCAGCCTCCTCTGGGGTGTCTGGAATGCTGTCTGGATCCATATCTAATACAACCCCCGTTTTTTCTTTTAGTTCCTTTAATTTCCCTTTAGCTTCTACTTGTTTTAATACCCTCTTCTTTTTTTCGTTCTTCTCAGAAGATGACAATGGATCTACCGCCTCTAAATTGGGATATGGATTAACAGATAATATTTTATTAACTACAATCCTTACGAATTTTGGTAAAATAGGAACTGGAGTATAGTCCATATTCAATAAGCTACCATCTCCTTTATTAGGCTGTAAGGAATTTAATAACTGTTTATATATACTTGTATCTTGGACGCCTGTAGCGTAATCCCTATCTTTTTCAAAAACCTTATTCCTTCTACCCACTAAAGAGGAGTCGTTAGTAGTTTTTCCCCACTGAGACTCAATAGCCCTTGCGTATTGAATACCATATTCTTTACCCTCTTTTATCCCCGTAGATTCTAATGGATCAGGGAATCCTTGTCTGCTTTTATTGTCTTGATTATACATACTTAAAATACGGTATTTCTATTTAGCAAATATAGTGAATCATCCGATTACCTGATATCTCCTAAAGAATTTTGTTTCAGAAAGGTTAGAGGGCTTCTTAACCTTAGATTTTTGAGCCCCCAATAAGGCTAATCCAGAGCTAATGGTAAGATCATATTTAGTTCTATCGTCTATTTTATAGCCTATCCAATCCTCTAGGGTTTTATTGAAATACATTTTACCAACATCTCCAGTTTCTCTATTTATCCCCACATGATCATGAATAAAAGCTTCTATCGCATGTGCGTGAGCCTGAATGACATCTTGAGAATTTGAAGGGATACCTTTTGTTTTAGATTTCATACCGCTAGCGCTAAGTAAATGCTTTGGCCTATCCATTAAGTAACCGTCGTAACCCCTTGATTCAAAGTATCTTGCTATCCCGTACTTATTGTTCTCGATTAATATAGGATACCCATAAAATACAGCCGCCATAAGAACGTCTTCATAGAATATTTTTGCGAGAGGAGGCCTTGATGCATACTCAACCACAAACATATTAGATGGGTGTTCCATATGGAATTTATTGTATAAATGTAATGCCCCTTTAGAACCCCTGCCATCAACGGTAGCGTCAAGATCATATGAATCTACTCCTCCCACACCAAAGTTTGAATGTGGAGGGACCCTTTTACCCCTTTCTGTTCTTTTTTGATTTCTAAATTCTGGGGGCGGCATCCAAGCAACTTTAAATCTCCCTTGAGGGTTAGGATTAAATATTACGTTAGTATCTTTTTTTCCGTTCTCCCATATAAAATTCCCTGTTACTACAGGATTAGGAAAGAGTTCATCGTTATGTTCTATTTGTTCATATATCTGACCGATATTAAACACACTACCCTCTATGCTATCTCTAAAAGCTTCATCTTCCGTAAAAGGGAACTGTCTTACCACTTCGTTTAATTCTGACGCATTACTCTTTAAAGAAGCTCTTTCGTTCTTCAAGAAGGTTTTTGCACCTATATAAACATATTCGTTATCTATACCCTCTATAGTTTCTACGGGATCATCAATAACTGGATGACCGTGTTTATCGAAAAAACCTTCTAAGGAATCATATGCTGGTATAAACAGCCTATATAATCCCGTTCTAGTCCTCCCATTCGCGTTCCTCTCCAAAGGATCCGAATCTCTCCATAAATCTTTGTATTGACTTCCTCCCTTGTCCATTGGATTTACCGTGCTTCCGACCATTGCTTTCCCCACGATTTTTCTTCCGACGATCAAACAGGTCCTCTGAATCCTCCATGCGTCCCTTATGTCTGTAGGTCTTTCCCATTTTCCAGCTTCATCTAAATATAACAAGTGTAGCTTCTCACCGTCATATGCATTATTAGTTGTGTTTTTCCAGTTAATAACCGTATTAAGAGCCTCTCCTATTTGAGCGGTTTTATTCTTTTTAGTTATTCGTTTAGACGGTTCCCTAAAAGCTAACTCCATACGTGGATTAGTAGTACCATCTTGGATAGGTTTAAAG